AGGTATTGTTTACCTTCATACTCTCGTAAATCCCCATCAATTTTTACATTACAATTCATTAGGGTAGCTGCATTACCAGCACCTTTTATAGAATTTTGGAGTGCCCTTAATTTATAAGGACAGTTGTCAAGTTGCATCACCACTCCTGGTATGCTACCCTTGTCTGTAACAAAATCTCTTGCAAAAATTACCTTGCCTTCTAGAGAGTGGGTTCTCTCCTTTTGAACTTGTCTGTCTTCAAATTGTAGTTTTTTCATTGTATTATATTTTGGTGGTTTAAAAAATGATACTCCCATTTACAGTGGGGGGTATTAGACAAAAATTAAAAGGGGTGGGGTAGTTTTGAGGTAGTTCATAAATTCACTATGACAATAAATTTTAAAATTTTACTAAAAAAATTATTTTGATTGTTGTTAAGTTTTATCTTAACTTTGTCTCAAATTAAAATGAAAATATGAATTTAAGTATCCCAGAGAAATTAGAAATTAGAGAAATGGAATTTACCATTTCTACAAATGATGAAGAGGATGGAGGGTGGTTTAGTATATCAGATAAAACAATAGGTATAGGTACTAAAAGTCTTTCTTCTAATCCAACTTACACATTTATGGTTATCTGCCATGAGGTATCTGAAATTATTCATGTATTAGGTGGTACAAGATATGATGATTATTCTAGTCAAGATAATTATAAATTCCTTATGGATCATAAAGAGTTTGAAAATCATACTGCTTTATTTAGTTCAATTATTAAAAAATTTTTACAATGAAACCAATTAGTAAAGTACTTAAGTTAACAAAACTTAAGTACTACAAGAAACACCTTTCTCTATTAAATGTAATCTTACCTACAAAACTTACACCTAAAGAATTAGAGGTGCTAGCTATGTTTATGAGTTTTGAAGGAGAATTAGCCAATGAAAGATTTGGCACAACAGCAAGAAAACTAGTAAAAGATAAACTAAATTTGTCTCCTGGAGGTTTAGGAAATTATTTAAATTCTTTAAAAGAAAAGAAGTTTATTAGTAATGAAGATTCAATTTTACCCATACTATTTCCTAATAATAATCAGCAACTATATCATTTTCAATTTATAAACTTAGATACATGAGACCAGCAGAATTAATAGACAATTTTTATGAAAGTATTAAGGATAAGTATCCAGATTTATCTAGAGATAAAGTAAAAGAGGTATGTACAGCTCCATTTACAATGGTAAAAGATGTAATGAAAGAAGGAAAGTTAGAAGATATTAGGTTAAAGTATTTTGGAGTGTTTAGAGTATTTCCTGGAAGAGTAAAAGGAATGAAGAATATTATTTTTAATAGGTTAAAGATGGGTAAATTAAGTAAACCAGAATATGATGGTATAAATGAAATGTTGAATAATCATATTAAAGAGAATCCACAAAAATTTAAGAAAAATGGAAAATAATGAAAAGTACTATATCCCAAATCTTCAAGAATTTCATATAGGTTTTGAATATGAATGGATGAGAGAAGGAGATACCTCTTGGACTAGAACAAAAATGATGGAAAATACAAGTCCAATTTGTGATGTAGATGCTCAAAGAATGAATAAGTATAGAGTAAAATATCTAGATAGATGGGGTATAGAAGATTTAGGTTTTTCTTTAGAGGATGAAAAAAATCTAATTAATATTTATGTTATTGGAGATGAACATCAAGGTTTATATACTCTTATACATTATAAACCTACAAGACTTGTTGAAATTTATAATAATGCAGGAAATAAACATGAAGCTCATTTTACAGGTATTATAAAAAATAAGACAGAATTAAAAATATTACTAAATCAATTAAGAATTCCTTTTAAAAACAACAAACATGATTAAAGAATTAAGAATTAAAATAGATGGATTAACTAAAGCATTAAAACCTATTCAACAATATGATTTATCTACAAAAGAATATTCTGATGTAAGAGGAGATAAGCATGTTAAATTTGAATTACAAAAATTAAAGAGAATGAAAATTAATCTAGAAAATATTATAGCTTATATACAAGGTAATATAAGGTATCAACTTTATTATAGTAATTGGGATTTTCTTATTAAAGATCATATAAAAGAACAAATAGACTGGAGAATCAACAATAAAATGGATAAAGAATGTTATAGTAATGGTAGTTGTAAAATGTGTGGATGTGAAACTACACACTTACAAATGGCTAATAAATCTTGTGATAAACCTTGTTATCCAGTTATGATGAATAAAGAAGATTGGACTAATTATAAAGACTGTTATAATATTGATTATGAACTTTAAGAAAAATAAAATATTTTTAGATAGAGTCCTACTAGGACAAAAAGTAAAAGTAGGATTTGAGTATGAAGGAGAAGATAATATTACAACACTAAAATCAGGTTGTGGATGTACAACTCCTATTAACAATTCAGATACAAAAACAATAGAAGTAGAATTTGTAAAAACAGATTTTCCTAAGCATTTAGAAAAAGAAAATATAACTGTTTTTACTTCTACTGTACCTATTACAGTAATAGAGAATAATAATGGGAAGATTAATACCCATATTTTACAATTAGAGGCAAATATTTACAAATCATGAGTTTAATTAAAAAAGTAGATGTATTAAGATTTAGTGATGATTCAGACTCTTCACTTGGAATAATTCAATTAGATGGGAAAACAGTAAGTGGATCAGTAGAAGATCAAGAACAAAAAGGTCAGAAAATTAAAGGAGAAACTAGAGTATCTAATGGTAAGTATAAATTAGGTTTAAGAGCTGAAGGTGGATTTCATCAAAGGTATTTAAATAGGTATAAATCTGATTTTCATAAAGGTATGCTATGTGTATATACAGATGATAATTGGGTATTAAACTGTCCAGACGGTAAAAATTTTCAGTATATATTAATACATGCTGGAAATACAGATGATAATACAGCTGGATGTCTTTTACCTAACCTTATTTTAGATTTAGATAAACATACTGGAGGGAGGAGTAGAGATGCTTATGAAAAGATTTATCCTATTTTACGTGATTCTATTCTGAAAAGTGATAATGGATATATAGAAATTGAATATTCAGATATTGAACCTGGAAAATAATAATTATGGATTTATTTACAGTTGAAAATGGAAATGTAAAACCTACATATCATTCTTTTTTATTAAAACCTTTCTCTGAAATATGGAAAAGAGATAATAGTGAAAGAAAAGATAAGGCTATGAGTGATTTTATATTTATAGAATTTACAGGGTCTTTAAAAAAGAGTAATCCTTTTTCAGGTTATAATGATAATGAGAGGAAAAATAAAGTAATAGAGTATTTATCTAAACAAGAAGAGTATATACCTGATAAACTAACTTTAGAAGGGTTAGAAGTTTATATTAAATTTAGAAATGAAGCTTCACCTACAGCTAGTTTCTATGAATCAGCTTTAATAGGTGCAAAAAAAACAGAAACTTTTTTTAGGGATTTTGATCTGACTGAAAGAACTAACTCTGGTACTATGGTTTTAAAACCAGGAGATGTAACAAGAGCTTTAAAGGATTCTCAACAAGTGTTACAATCTTTATCTGCCTTAAAAGATAAAGTACAACAAGAATTGTTTGAAGCTTCTAAAACTAGAAATAAAAAAGAAATTAATCACTTTGAACAATAAGTTATGAAAGATTCTCCTTTTTTACATTATCTATTAGATAAACTGGATGTTAAGAAAAAAGTAATTCAGAATTTAGTTGACTATCATGTAAAAAAGGAAAAGTATGATAAATGTATTGAACCTAACCAAAGAATAGAATCTATAAATAAAATAATAAAGAAGTATGGTAAGAGATAAAAATGGAAAATGGATAGATTCTTCTGTATTTAAACAAGAAGCTCTTTATTTTTTAAAAAGAGGTTATTATACATCAGAACCTTGGGGTTCACCTGATTGGAAAAAATATTGGGAAACTCAATTAGAAAGATGTAAGAATGGTTATGAAGTAGATGGACATAAAATTACAGGACATCATTATGCTTATCTTAATTTTTCTCAAATAGAAGTAGCACAGGAAATTAGTGAAGGTATTGCTGAAAAAGTTAAAACATTTCCAGACTTTTGGGATGGAGATTATAATTACTTTTGGTGTTTAAATATAGCTAGATATGTTATTTTAAATGTTGGACTTACAACAAAAGAAGAGAATAAAAGAATTTTAGCTTTACCTAAAAAAGAACAACATGAAGAATTACTTAAAGTATTTAATAGTTTAAAACTATTTGTAAAAGTAAAACCTGAACATTTATATGGGGGTTGGCATTTTATTGTAGGTAAATCAAGAAGGAAAGGTTACTCTTATAAAAATGGACAGATTTGTGCTAATATTTATAATACTGTAAGAAATTCTCTTACTATAATTGGAGCTTTTGATAAAAAATATCTTTACCCTGAGGGTACTATGGGTATGTCTAGTAATTATATTAACTTTATTAATGAGCATACTGGTTTTAGAAAATCTAGAGATTTTGTTAATAAGCAAGATCACAGAAAAGCTTCTTATGAAAGTAGAGATAATGGAGTAATTATTGAAAAAGGTTATTTATCTAGAATTATGGCTGTTACTTTTAAAGATAATCCAGATGCTGCAAGGGGGAAGGATAGTCAGTTAGTATTATTTGAAGAAGCTGGTAAATTTCCTAATCTTGAAGATGCTTTTAATGCAACAAAACCTGGTTTAACAGCAGGTAAATATATTACAGGACAGATTATAATCTTTGGTACAGGTGGAGATATGGAAAATGGTACTATAGATTTTGCAAAAATGTTTTATGATCCTGAAGCATATGATTGTATGCCTTTTATTAACATATGGGATGAAAATGCAGAAAATACTACATGTGGATTTTTTCATCCTGTCACATGGAATTTTGAAGGTTTTTATGATGAACAAGGTAACTCTGATATTAAAGCAGCAGAAGAATATCAAATAAATTTAAGAGCTAGATTAATTGAAAGATCATCAGATTCTACTTTACTTCAAAAACATGTTCAGGAATACCCTTTAAGACCAGCAGAATCTTTTTTAACTGTTAATATTAACAATTTCCCTGTAGCTGAACTCAATGCACAAAAAAATAGAGTTATAAGAGAAAAGCTACATAAGAAAAAAGGTCAACCAGTACATCTTTTAGTATCAGAAACAGGGGAGATAATTGCTAAACCTGATTTAGATAATGAACTACAACCTATAGAGTATTATAAACCTAAGATAGAAAACTTATCAGGAGCTGTAGTTATTTATGAATATCCTAATAAAGATGCTCCTAGAGGATTGTATAAAATTGGTTATGACCCTTATGCACAAGATAGATCAGAAAGTACTTCTTTAGGAGCTATATATGTATTTAAGACAGTGGAGAAAGGTTCATATACAAAAAATATACTTGTTGCTAAATACATTGGTAGACCACAAGAAGCAGATGATGTTAATAGAATAGCTATGTTATTGGCAAAATTATATAATACTGAAGTGATGCATGAGAATATGTTTATTCATGTAAAAAACTTTTTTAGAAAAAAGAAAGAGTTAAATAGATTGGCTGCACAGCCAGATTTAGTAATCTCAAAAAATATAAAACATTCTACAGTATCTAGGGTATATGGAATACACATGGATGATAAATTAAAAGATGCAGGTGAAAAGTATATTAAGGATTGGCTATTAGATATTAAAGACTATAATGAACATGGAGACTCTATCTTAAATTTAGAAAGTATATATGATATTGGATTGTTGGAAGAATTAATTCAATATAATAGAAAGGGTAATTTTGATAGGGTTATGGCTTTAATGATGGTTATGTTTCAAGTAGAAGAAGAGGAAGAAAATAAAATATATGATAAGGAAACTGTTAATGAAAATGCAAAAGATTTACTATCTTTGATTCCCAATTTATATAAAAATAATTAAACTACATGGAGAAAGATTTAAAAAAGCACCAAAGATTAACACAGGAAGAAAAAGATGAAAAAGGTAAAACCTGGTATAAAGAACAAATAGATAATTTAGATTCTAAATCTTTTACTAGAGGCTCTAATATATTTGCTGGTACAGATTTAAGTTCAGAAACAACTAATATATCAGAATATAGGAGAAAGAAAATCAATTATGATCTATTTAATAATGTTATAAACATAAGAGATTTTGAATATGTCTGTAAACCTTTTGGAGCTTCTGTAGGTGAATTACCAGCTCATTTTAGTAATAGAGATATTGTATCTGGTAAGATTAAGGTATTACTAGGTATGGAAATGAAAAGACCATTTTCTTGGAAAATAGTAGCTACTAATGAAGAAGCAACTACTAGAAAAGAGAAAGAACAATTTGAGAGAGTTAAACAATATGTTATTTCTCAAATAATGACTCCTATTAGAGAAGATATTGAAAAAAAGTATAAAGAAAAGCAACAAGGAAAACCTCTTACAGAAGAACAAATGGAGGAAATCCAAGCTCAAGTTGCTGAAGAATTAAAAGCATCTACTCCTGAAGAAGTTAAAAAATATATGGAGAGGAAACATCAAGATCCAGCAGAAGCTCTAGCTCATCAATTACTTGAATATCTAGTACACCATCAAGATATAAATAGAAAATTTAATAAAGCATGGAAACATGCTCTTTTATCTGGAGAAGAAATTTACTGGGTAGGAGAGTTAAATAAAGAACCTCATGTTAGGGTAGTTAATCCTTTATATTTTGATTATGATAAAAGTCCTGACTCTGATTTTATAGAAGAAAGTGAATGGGCAGTTGCTGAATATAGAATGACTCATTCTGAAGTTATTTCTTTGTTTAATAATTCCTTAGATGAAGATGATATTGATGAATTATATAAAAATCATCTTCATGGTCCTACTAATTTTACTAGTGAGGATTTTAATTTTGATGAGAATAATGATGAGGGTAAAATTAGAGTTATACACTGTGAGTGGAAATCTTTAAAGAAAATAGGATTTTTAACTTATGAAGATGAAGAAGATCTTATACAAGAAAAAATAGTTGATGAATATTATACTTTTAATGAGGAAGTAGGAGATATAGATATTGAATGGGAATGGATTCCTGAAGTACATGAAGGATATAAGATAGGTAAAGATATTTATCCAAAAGAGTATTTAAGACCAGTTCCAGGACAATTTGTAGATTTAGACAACTTGTTTGATTGTAAACTATCCTATATGGGAGGTAGTTATGATAATCTAAATTCTGCTACTACTTCTATAATGGATAGAATGAAAGCTTGGCAATATTATTTCAATATTATTATGTATAGACTTGAACTATTGATAGCTTCTGATAAAGGTAAAATTCTTGCCATGAATATTAATAGTATTCCTAAGTCAGCAGGAATTGATTTAGAGAAGTTTATGTATTTTACAGAATCTATGAAAGTTGCTTGGCTTAATCCTAATGAAGAAGGTAATAAAGGTTTAGATATTACGAATATGGCTAAAAGTATTGACATGTCTCTAGCTTCTGATATTGGGAAATATGTAGAACTATTAGATTACATTGAAAGAAGGTGTGGAGAATCTGTAGGTATTACAAAACAAATGGAAGGTCAAATAGGGTCTCATGATGCTGTTTCAAACACAAGACAATCTATAATTCAAAGTTCTCATATATTAGAACCATATTTTGAAGGACACAATAATATAAAAAAGAATATTCTATCAAGGTTAGTTGATGTAGGTAAAGTTGTTTATACAAATAACCCTCCTAAAAAGAAGCTATCATATATACTTGATGATTTGAGTATGCAACTTTTAAGTATTGATTTTGATCTACTAGAAAATTCTACTTATGGGTTATTTGTATCTAATTCAGCAAAAGCACATGAAGCAAAAGAATTAATACAACAATTATCTCATGCAGCTTTACAAAATCAAATGATTGATCTATCAGATGTAATTAAGATTATAAGATCAGAAGGAGTACAAGAAGCAGAAGAATTAATGAAAGTATCAGAACAAAGTAAGAGAGAGGAGAAAATGGAGTTGGAGAAACAGAGAGGGCAACAGATGGAAAGAGCTAAACAATTAGAAAGAAGAGCAGATAATGAAGAACATAAAAGAACTCTTGAGGAAATAGTTGTAAAAGAAGAAGAGAGAAGAAAAACAGAAATAGTGAAAGGAGCTATTATGGGATCATCTTATAATCCAGATGTAGATAAAGATAATGATGGTGTAAATGATTATATTGAAGTAGCTCAATCTGCAACTGACATAGAATTAAAGAAAAGTAAACAAAGTTTAGACGAAAGAAAATTTGATCACCAAAAGAAAATTGATAACAAAAAACTAAAAAATGAAGAGAAAAAATTAAATAAACAAAAATAAAGCTATTTGACAAAACTTATAAAAAGTTCATATTTATACTTGAATTTTATTAATTTTTAAACTTAAATTTGTGACATGAGTAAAGACAAACAAAAAGAAACCCAAGAAACACCACTTGCAGATATCCAATTTGATGATGAAATTTCATTATTTCCTGAAGCATCAGAAACAGATACTACAAGTGTAGATTCAGTAACTACTGAAGTAAAAAAAGATCAAGAGACTTTTCCTTTTGAAGAAGAAGAAGAAGAAGAAGAAATTACTAAAGAAAAGAAAACTGAAAAAGAAGAAGAAGAGAAAGATTTATCTTTTGAAGAAGAAGAAGAAATAAAAGAAGAAGATAAAACTAAAGATAAACAAGATGATAATTTTTATAAAAACTTACTTTTAGATTTAAAAGATCAAGGTATTATAGAAGCTGAGATTGGAGAAGATGATGAAATAGATAAAGACAAGTTTTTTGAATATCATGACAATGAAGTAGATAATAGAGTAACAGAAGCTCTTGAAGGATTTATGGAAGAGTTAGATGATGAAGGAAAAGCTTTTTTAAAATTTAAAAAAGAAAGTGGAGGAAGTACAAAAGACTTTCTTGAAACTTATCAGAATATTTCTTCAGTACCAAAAGTAGATTCTGAAGATCCAAAAAGTTATGATAAATTTCTTAGGTATTATTATAAAACATATGAAAGCTTAGAAGATGAAGATATTGATGATAAACTTGAATGGTTAGAAGAGAAAGAAGGTAGGAAAGAGAAGTATGCTAAAAAATATGACACTAAAGTTCAAGCTGATCAAGAAGCTAATAAAGAAAAATTATCAAGAGATGCTACTGAAAGAAAGAAAGATTTAGATGATGCTAAAGCAGAGTTTAAAGAAGATTTTGATAAACTTTTAAATGAAAAAGATGAAATCAAAAATTTCAAATTTTCAGCAAAAGAGAAAAAAGAATTATCTGACTTTGTGTTAAAACCAAGTGTTAAGGTTGGTAAAAACAAGTATGCAACAGGTTTACAAGCTTCATTAAAAGAAGCTTTCAATGATAAAGAAAAATTAGCAGTTCTAGCTAAACTGTTAAAATCAGATTTTGATGTATCAAGTATAGAAAGAAGTAAGAAAACAGAAGCATCAAAATCAGCAAAAGAAGCTATAAGAACATCAAGAACAGGAGTAAAAGTTAGAAACTCAGGAAGTTCAACCAAGAGACAACTAGCAGATTTTTTTAATTAAACAACTAAACAATGGCAAAAGTAACAAACAATTTAATAACACAACAAATGTCATGGCATGCAAACATGACAGAGCTAAACCATTTAGGTAAAGCTTTAATTGCTAAACCTCATGTATTTGAAGGTAAGATGAACACCTTGTTTACATCAAAAATGTATTCAAGTAATAGTCTTTCTAGTATTCTTTTTGGAAAAGGGTATGAAAAAACAATTGACAAGACTGAGTGGGAATGGCAATTAAAAGGAGCTAATCAACGACCTTTGGTTGTTGTAGGTTCTAATCCTAATAGTGTAGATGCAGGTAAATATAAGACTCCATTTAAAATAGCATTGGATGAAAATTGGTATGTAGCTGGTGATATTATCACTCCTGGTACTGCCAATAAAAAATACCAATGTCGTATTCAAGAAGAGCCTTTTAGACAAGGTACTGGACAAGGTACTAGATGGATTTATACTGTAAGACTTATGTCTGATAATCCAGATTTATCTTTACCTGATGTATATCTAAAACCTGGAGTTCAATGGGCAAAACTTTACTCTCAATATGAGGAAGGTGGTCAACAATCAGGTTCTACTCAATTTAGTCTTCCTATTTCTTTGAGAAATAGAATGTCTAGATTCCGTAAAAAATATGAAGTAACAGGTGATGCTGCTACTGAAGTATTGGCTGTAGGTATTCCAGATAGTGAAGGTAAAATTCATAAATCTTGGATTAAATATGCAGAAGTAGAGTACTGGCAACAATGGTATCGAGAACTTGAAAGAGGTGCTTGGTATTCTAGAAAAACTAGTTCAGTAGATGGTGCTAGTGGAAGACCTATTTATACTGGTCCTGGTGTTCAGGAACAATTAGAAGGTTCTAATCTACATTACTACTCTCATTTGACAGCTAAATTAATTGAAGAGTATTTAATGGATATTTTCTATTCTAGAGTAAAACCAGGAAAAGCTCGTAAGATTAAAGCATTTACTGGAGAATATGGAATGTTAATATTTGCTAGAGCTATGCAAGATTTAATGGAAAAACGAGGTTGGACTATTGCTAACTCTAACTTTAGTCCTATTAAACCTACTTCTTCAGATGTAAATGATAATGCTTATTCTGTAGGCTATCAGTTTGTGAAGTATATTATGCACAATGGAGCAGAGCTAGAGTTGATTCACAATCCATTATATGATGATAGACAAATTAACTTTGAGATTGATTCAGTTACAGGTTATCCTGTAGAATCTATGAGATTTACTTTCTTGGATTTCTCAGGGGATAATGCTAAGTCTAATATCATGTTGGTTAATAAGAAAGATGGCATGAAACTCAACTATGTTGTAGGTATGCAAACTCCTTATGGACCAGCAAATAAAACTTTCTCTGCTCACTCAGGAGATTACTATGAAATGCATGTTGCTAAACAATGTGGAGTTCATATTGAAGATGTCTCTAAATGTGGAGAACTTATTTTAAAACGAAACCAAGCATAAATTAAAGTGGAGGGAGATAAAACTCCCTCCATATAATAACTAAAGATAAAAAAAGAAAAAATGTTAGTAAAAGTAAAACCTATAGATAGAGAAAAATGGCATGGTAAAAGTGGGAAAGAAAATTTTGATCAACCTATTACAGTAGAAGCATTGTATGACCCAGAGGTAGGAGGTTATGCAACAGGCTTAACAGAAGATGAAAAAAAAGAGTATGAAGAAAAAACTGGATATGATTTATCCAATAAATTTCATTCAGAGAAACCTCATGAATTTTGGAGTTCTGCAACATCAAGAGTAAAGCTTCCTAATCATACTGTAGTATTTGATATAGAAAAACCTTTAGAATTTATAAAAGTACAAATGTTAAAAGCAAGTGTTCTTGTAGCAAATTCAGTATCTGAGATTAGTCAATTTCCTGATGCTACACACGTAATTTATGATGAAGAAGAAGATACCAAGAATAAGGCATCAAAAATTCAAGAAAAGAATAAAGCAAGAAAACTTTCTTTCAAACTATCTAAAGATGAAAAAAATAATATTGTACAAATTTTAGCAGAAAAATCTGTGAGAAATAGGAGTGAAGATTTTGTTGATGTAGAGATTGACAAATTAGTAGAAGATAAGACTACTGAATTTCTAAGACTTGCTCAAATGGATAAAAATGAAGTTTATACTAGAGCAGCTATTTTAGAAGCTTTACATAGAAATATATTAACAAAAGAAGGTAGCTCTATATATTACATGGGTGATAAACTTGGTTTTGATTTAGAAGATACAATGAAGTATTTTTTAAGTCCACAAAATCAAAAGATTAAAGGGGCAATTTTAGAAAAATTAAATAGTAAGTAATGGATATTAGAGGAATGCATTATGATTATAAGCAGAAATTAAATAAGATTGATTCTCAGGCATACAGTAATTTAAGAGTACCTGAAATTGATTGGAAAATAAATGAAGCTTTGGGCATTTTTCTTAAAATCATTGCTCAACCAAGGTTCAAGAAAAACCTAGGTTTTGAAATAAACCAAAGAACAATTGATGATATAAGAACACTAGTAAAAAACCAGTCTTTTCAATTAAGTAATTGCTTATTTACACAAGTATATGATAATAAATCATTTTTAGCTGAACTTCCTGATGATTATTTATTTTATGTTTCTTCAAAAGCTATTGTAAGTAAAGGTAATTGCAAATATGTGGATGTAAGAAGTAGATTAAGACAACATGATGATGAACATGAAGAAAGCTTGTTTGATAGTTCATCTTTTGAATGGAGAGAGGTAAATATAAGATTTATTGAAAATGGAATTAGAATTTTCACTGATGGAACATTTGATGTAGATGCATTGTGCTTGAATTATATAAGAAAGCCTTTGTTTGTACATAATGCAAATGGTTATATTAATGGCACTTATAATTTACCTGATGGGACAGTTTTGACAGGTGTACAAGATTGTGAACTTCCAGAACATACTCATGGAGAAATTATAGATCTAGCTGTTCTTATAACTACTGGTGATTTAGAAAATCCCAATATCAATTTAAAACAAGCAAAAATTAAATTAACTAATTAAAAAACTAAAAGATGAGTAAAAATAACAGACCATTTAAAGTATTGCCCACCTCTGGTGACAGTGGGCTTCTTTCAGCTGGTCAAGCTTTAAGCACATTAAGCCCAGGACAATTGGGTATTTTTGATGCTAACACAAATCTTTCAATAGCTGCTATTGGTAATCAGAAAGTGTATCTTGCACTTGGAGTAGATACTAATGGTGATGGTTCATTGAATGATATTGTAAAATCAGCTGGATTTTATCTTACTAAAGCACAAGTAAAAGCTATTAGTGCTGCTTGTTACACTACCCCTGTACCTATGGTATTTCAGGTAGATGATTTCAATGCTGATTGTGATACAGAGTATGGTATTAAGATTGAATTTAGAAGTCAAGAGATTTATCGTACACATGGATATAATCAAGCAGCTAAAACTTATTTGATTAAAACTTCCTGCTGTGAAAAATGTACTGAATGTAATTCAGGAAGTTGTGTAGAGGTAGCTAAAAGATTAGCAGACAATATTAATGCAGATGAAGAAAAACTCTTGACTGCTAGTTTGATTGGATTTAAGGGTTCACTTGAAGTGGCAACTGGTGCTTCTGCTGCTGGTGATATCACTATTGGTATTGGAAGTACTAATGTAACTGTTACTGTAGCTAATGGAGATACTACTTCAGAAGTAGCTGCTAAAATTAATACAGCTATTAATGCTGCTGAAATTACAGGAGTAGTTGCAGTAGTAGATGGAGATATTGTAACAGTTTATAATACTTCTGCTGTAGCTCTATCATTTACTGGTGCTGGTTTAACTAGTGTTGCAGTAACTGATGTTGATGTAGCAAAAACTGTTATCACTGATACTGAAACTTTTAAATTAGAAAATCCTAATGGATGTCTTAAACTAGAAGTAGCTACAAATCTATCTTCTATAAGAGATTTTTGTGGCATTAATGCTAAGTATTTTAATCCAAGAGAACTTGTAGTTATTCCTACATTGATTTCAGGGTTTGACTGTAATGGTAAAATCACTGTTACTCAAGATGTAGTATTTGGTCAAGGTTCTGGTTATGATGTAAAACAACTAGAATATACTGCTGGAGGATGGAATGGAAATCCTGGTCCATATAGACAATCTGCTTTACATGGATTACCAAAAGATATTGATTATCTTACTAGTGGTTCTACAAACTATAATTTATTTAATGTAAGTTATGATTTGAATTCAGTAGGTGGATTCCAAGAGTTTGACAATCATTTGGAAACAATTATTGCAATCCCTTGTTCAGATACAACTACTTATACAGCTATAAAAACTGTGTTTGATAATCTTGTATCAACAGTACCAGATGCACAAATTGAAGTAGACACTTGTAATGCTTGTAATGGTGTAGCGTAATAGCTATTTTTTAATAATCAAAATTGGAATATTAGAAAGGGAGTTTGTTTTGAACTCCCTTTTTAGTATTTTTGTATAAAAGATAAAAATATGGCTAAAGATAAAAGAAAAGTTGCAAGACAAGAAGATATCAATGATTTAAGATGTTGCTTGCAAGAACAAATAGATAAGCTTAAGCAACCTTCAACAGGGAATCCTGATCAATCTTCAACAGGGAGTTCTAATCAAATATTATACTTTGATTCAGGTGGAAATATAACATCTGATAGCTTACTTACAAGAATTCCTAATACTTCTTTTAATGCAAGTGTAGAAACATCTACTAATTCTTTTATTACTTCTTTAATGATAGGAGATATTAATGTAGGAGTTCCAATTGAAGGTTCTGCTATGTTTTTAAATGGAGGGACAGATGATTGGGCATTTAATGCTGTTGGAGATGCTATAGCTTTTGGAGCAACAGGACTTTTTGCTTTTAGTGGATATAATAACTCAGTAACAGAGGAAAACACATCATTTCTTGCATCTTCTGATGGTTCGATCTTTGGTGCTTCTGGGCCTTCTTCAAGAATAATAGCAACAGATAGTTCTACATATAGATCAAGAGCATTTTTCAACCCAGAAGGAGTAACAATAGCAGCTGAAGAC